CCGCCGGGCGCGAAAAGCAGATCCATGTAATTGTCGGCGAGCGTGCCATCGGCAACCGGATTTACCTCACGCGAATACGCGCTGAAGGCGTTCAGCGTCGGGCCGAAGTAGCGCGCCGAGGCCGGCGCAGCGTTGCGCGCCACGGTGCCGCCGCCGCGTGCCTTCATGACGGTGAAGGCGACGAAGCCGACACCGGCCAGCAGTACGAGAGAGGACGTTTTCATGAAAGCCCCAGATCAGAGAGGATCGACGAGAAGTACGATCGCGTTTCAGCCGGCGCCGAGTCCAGCCCCTTGCGCGCCACGTTGCCCTGCCCCCAGTTGTAGGCGGCCAGCGCTTCGGACCAGCTGCCGAAGCGGCGATACAGGCCAGCCAGATACCGCCCGGCGGCCGGAATCGCTTCGGCCGGATTCAGCGGGTTGATGCCCATCTCCTTCGCCGTCGCCGGCATGAACTGCGCAATGCCCAGCGCACCGGCCGACGACTTCACGCGGCCGGTAATGATGTCTGTGCGGAAACGGCTTTCCTGCCACAGCAGGCGCGCGAGCATGTTGCGCGGGATGCCATTGCGATCTTCCGTCGAGTGAATCAGGCCGATGTAAGGCGCAGCGGCGGCCGGCGGTTCCCACAGCGATGCAGTTGCTTTCGTCACGATATCCAGTCCCTCACCGAGCAGGCCACCGCCCGCGGTTTCCTCGACCTCGCCTTCATCTCGGCGAAGCCACCACCAGACGCCGGCCACGATGCAGCCAGCTGCGACAATGAGCGCGGCATCCTTCATTCCGTCATCCGATCTTCGTCTGTCCATTCGACGCCGACATTCACGGCGCCCGTTGCGACCCCTTGCACGTAGAGCACCAGCCCCGGCTGCAGAACGAACGGCGTGCGGAAGTCGGCCCGTCCATTCACGAAGATGGCCGCGGCCGGCGATATCGGGTTCTGCTCACCGGCCGCCGTTTCGGCGTATCCGGTTGCGTAGTTCATCAGCGTCATCACGCCGACCCCGCCCGGCTGCGCTGCGACTTGCGTCCAGACACTGAACGGCGAACCGGCTGACGTATCGGTCCAGACACGGCACGGTGCCGACGTGTATATCGCGTCGATCACCTGGAGCCGGCTTGTGATGAATGGGTAACTGCCCGTTGTCGACGGGCACTTGAACGCGAACGTCGCGCGCTTCGTTGCTGTCGGGTTCAGCAGCGCCGCGCCGATCTTCCCGCCTTGCTTGTAGCGCAGGAAATTGTGGTCGTTATAGATCGCCACGCGATCAAGCACGCGGTCCGACTGCAGCCGCCCGGACAATAGGTAGAACTCGAAATCCGAGTTCAGGCCCATGACATTGGTCACCTTTACTTGATCGAACTCCGTATCGGTCAAGTGGTCGCCCGGCCTCATCGCTTCCGCGACGCCCAGCGAACGACCCGCCTTCAGGAACTCGACATCCGCAACGCCCTTCACCATCTTGAACCCGCGCGCTTCCATGTTCGCGCGCATGAACTGCCCGTTCATGATGTATTCGGTGAAGCGGCGGACCAGCCCTTCCATCAGTTGCCCCGCTTCAGCATCACGACGGCGGCCAGCCCCGCCACGGCCAGCAGCACGACGGTTCGATTGTCCAGCGCGCCGGACTCTTGCAAGTCGGCCTCTTGCTTGCGTTCAAGGAGCAGATCGTATGCAGCGCCACTCTGCTCCATGGCGCGCTGCGTGATGTCGGCGCCGCGCGAAAACACGTTGTTCGCCATCATGAGCACGTCATCGAGCGACTGGCCCGCCAGCGCGTTCGCCTTGTCGACCGTGTCGAGCGCCGCGAAAACAACGTCATCGTCCAGAGATTCGACGTTGAAATTGAACGTCGGCCTGGCCCCGACCGAGTTTTTCCCGGACGCGCTCATATTCAGGTTGAGCGCGATCCCGTTGTCCATCGCCTGAGCGCCCGCAACGTGGTTGCTGATGCCGAGGCCGGAATCGACAGCGAGGCGCGCATCGACCGCGGACACCTTCGACGTTGATGCGCTCGAACTCTTGCTGCTGCCGCCGAACGACAGCACCAGCAGCCACGGCATGAACAGCGCTTTCAGATAGCCGAACACGTCAGCCCTTTCCTGTATTCGTTGTCGCCGTCCGGCACGTAGCCCAGTGCGCTCACGATGCGCACCAGCCCCGGCCGGATGGTTTTCAGGCCGATGGATTCAGCCCCCTGCCCTGCCGCGATGGCCTCACAGGCTGCGATGATTTCGCGCGCCACGCGCAGGCGCGGCACCTTCGCCACGGCCGCGCCGATCCACGCCGCGCCGGCCTCGACCTGCAGCGCGACGAAGCCGACGACCGACCGGCCGACCATGACGGCATACACCTGGCCGCGCATCGCGTCGCGCAACGTGGCGCCCGGCGGCACCTGGCGCAGCGAGCAGGCGAAGGCACGCGCGGCGACTGGCAGCAGATCGCCACCAATCGGCGAGAGCGCCATCACTTCCGGCTTTGCTTCCACAGGTACAGGACCAGAATCGCAAGCCCGCCGTACATCAGCGCATTACCGGACGGCAGCGCGAAGCCGTCCGTCCGGTCCGTCGTGTTCGACTGGGTTGCGTCGACCTTCGAACCGCCCAGCGAAACAATCCAGTTCGAAGAATCGAACGGCGCTTCGACGCGCTGAATCGACGTTGCCGACGAGACACCGGACGACGGCTTGAGCGCCTGGCCCAGCACGTTCGATCCGGCCGAAAGCCAATCCGCACCCGCAAACATTGAACCCAGCCCCCCGCCGCCGAAATCGTCACCGCCGGCAAAGATGCCGCCGGACTCTTTGCCCCAGTCCGCGAAGGACATGTCAGTCCTTCAGCAGCAGGACAGCCGCCACGCCCAGCAGCAGCAGGACGGCACCGCCGCCCATGCCGCCGCCGGTCCCGTAGTAGCCCGGCAGCGCGCCGCGCTGGCCTTCGGCGTACAGCAGGCCATCGGCGCCCAGCGTTTCAATCGCCAGCTTCCGCTGCTCGAACGGCTGGCGATACTTGGCGTCGATGGCCGCCGAACCCCATTCCTGCAGGAGTCCGGTCCCGGCACTGATCAGCTTGTCGATGTCCATGGCAGCACCCCGTTACAGGTTGCCGAGGACGTCCAGATACTCGACCAGCACGACACCGCTGTCCGCTGCGCTGAAGGTCGGGAGCAGTTCCAGCGTACGGGCGTCGCGCGTGTTCAATGCGCGGTCCATGTTGCCTTCGAGAATCCAGTCGACCGTGTAGCAGTTCGCCTGAGGCGTGCGGCCCCAGCGCTTCTGCTCGTACTCGTTGTCAGCCTTCAGCGACTCATGCACGACCAGGCTGTCCTGCTTCACTTCGAGGCCGGTCATGTTGCCGCCGTGGAAGATATGCAGACGCTTGATGATGGCGCCGATGGTTGCGCCGAACGGGATCGGAATCTGCAGCTTGCCGCCGGCCGACGTGTTGAAGGGATAGCGCAGGATTTTCGCTACCAGCGCGGCCATTTCTGCCGGCGTGCCGTCCGCCTTGCGCTGGGCCGCCGATTCATGCAGCACGTTGCGCAGCGTCGGTGCGGTAGCGCCCGCGATGGTCACTTCCGCCGTGATGGTGCCCACGCCCGAGGTATCGAAGGCGCCGACGTTTCGATCCGCGCGCGACTGCTCCGCGACACGCTCCGCGAAGGGGATGTCGAGGTACGCGTTGTCGATGGTGTGGCCGCGGTAGGCGTTCAGCGCGTTCAGCTGGGTGCCGGTTCCTTCGACGATGACCTTGCCGTTCGCCTTGATCTTGACTTCCGACAGCATGGCTTTCGTCAGCGCGGTGCCGCCCAACTTCAGCTGGATGTTTTCCAGCGTGCGGCCCGGCGTGATGTTCGCCGTTGCGGTGCCGTTCGCAACGACGTTCTGATAGTCGATGCCGTAGCGGGTGAGTTTTCCGACGCTCATGTCATCGACCCCTTAGACGTAGTCTTTGACGTACGGCACTTGCTTGGCGACGATGGTCGCAGCCACCGCCAGCGCGCCGGCCTTCGCCACGTTCGGGCCGAACTTGTAGGCCGCGAACAGGATGCCGCCCGCGATGGCGAGGTTCATCAGTTGCGATTGGGACATTTCCAACACTCCGAGAAAACCCGCACACGCGGGAATGCCCGCACTACACGACGCACAGCACGACATGAAAAGGCCCTCTACCGTATGGTTACCGTAGCTTCACCGCACCGCGCCTCAGCTGGCACGCCTGCAGATCGCGTTCGATGAAATTGAACTGCGGCAGCGCCCTCAACTCGCCGGCCGGCACATCGAGCGCGGACGACATGACGCGAACGTCGCCCATGTCCTGCACCCGGTGCGAATGGATCAACGTGCAATTCCCGAAGAAGTTCTTATCGACCTGGGCAGGCCGCTGGCTGGTGCCGACCACCGTCAGCCCTTCATGGCGCCCGGTGCAGGACACCATCGACCACGCGGGCGGCGCGTAGCTGGCTGTCGTCACGAAACTCAGTTCTTCGACCACCATCACCAGATCGCCCAGCGCGTAGGCGATCCGACAGAAGCGATCGAACTGCCGCGCGCGGCGCTTCTGATCGAAGTCGGGCAGGAATGACAGCGCGAAGCCTTTGGGGCTGGCCTTGATCGCTTCGGCCATGTCCGCAATGGTCGAGTGCGCGGCGGTCACCACGCCGGCCGGCAGGTATTCCCGCTTGAAGTCCCACACCAGCAGCCGGCGGCGCCGCGCTGCCGGCTTCAGGAACGAGGTTTTCAACCACGTCGACTTACCCGAACCCGATGCACCGATCACCGCGACGATTTCCGCCCGGTTCTCACTACCCATTCAGCACGCCCGAATAGTCCGGGTTGTTCGGATCGGCCTGCACCACGACGGCCGGCGCCGGCTGTTCCTGCTCGACCTGGCCGACCTGTCGGACCTCTTTTTCAGGCGCAGGACGCGCCGCGCGGCGCGCTTCCATGTCGGCTTTGCAGGACACCCACGTCTGTACCGCCAGCGGCCCGACGATGACGGCCACGGCCAGTTCCTCGCCGTACTTGCCGGCCAGCCCGCCGGACAGCCATCCGTGCTTTTCGCAGAGCGCTGCCACGGCGCCCGAGGCGGCGCCCGTCACGTCCGGCGTGTAGATGCCCGGCAGCGATGGGAAGGCCGGCGCCAGCACCTTCACGGCCAGCGTGACCAGCCCTTCGATTTCCTGTGCCAGCGTCGGCCCCGCCGGTACCGGCTCACCTGGCGCACCGGGCGCGCCCGGTGCCACGTCGGCCGGCACGTCGGCGCGATCTTCGGCCGCTATCTTGTCCAGCGCTTCGACGCTCACGATGCGGGCACCCCGGCTATTTCCAGCCAATGCGGTTTCTTCGGTGCCGGCGGCGCCGGCCTCGCAATCGGTTCCGGCGTCGGCGGTGGATCATCATCCGGCGGGTCGTTGCGCGGCACGTCCTTCGCTGCTGCCCACGGATAGCGCGCGATGAAGGCGGCCACGCGGCGCGCCTTGCCGCCGATGCGTAGCTGCGCGTCGCAGTTCGCTTCGCAGTAGCCGTAAGGCTCCCCGTTGCGGTCGTGCGTGATGGACATGCCGCCGACCGTGCCGCATGCCGGGCAGTCGATATGCCCCAGTACGGGTTTCTTCATCGCGCGCCCCTCGTTACTGGCCCGTCATCGCGGCCAGCGGATCACCGGCCGGCTTCACCTGGCCGGCATCCTGCTGCGCCTGCTGCGCTGCCTGTGCGTCGTCGACGTCCATCGCCTCGACACCGCGCATCAGGATCGCCGCCGCCGCATCGGCGAACGTGCGCACGCCGCCCGCGTTCATCTTCTTGGCGCGCGCCTTGATCGCCTGTTCCTGCTCTTCCGTGAGCCACACGCTATCCATGTACGGCATTTTTCATCCTTTCGTCATGTCGGCCAGATCGTCCAGCCTGCTGAAAATCGCGGACACGTCCGCATTGAAAGCCGGCCGCACCACGGCCGGCACCTTCGCCCACATCGCGCGCAGATCAGCGCGCAGCGCGACAACGCGCTCATGCACGGCGGACACCTGGCCCGCCGGCTGCACCTCGAAATCAGCCACACCCGCCCCCTTCAACGACAGCGCCACCCTCACCGGACGGCCGAACAGCCGGTAAATCCGCCGGCCGTCCGCCATCGAGCACCCCGGCGGGCGCTGATCGCGCCCCGCCGTCCACTTCAGATCGACTGCACGGACCTTCCACACCCTCGACCCCCGTACAGTTATTGACACGAGTCCAAGGAACCCCGAAAACCCGCCCGGCCGCCTGTGCCGCGCGCTTGATCGACCACCTGAACATCCGCGAAAGGAAGGCGGCGCCCTTGCGGACATCCTCGACCCCCCACACCACCGCCCCGGCCTGTTCGCCGTAGCGCGTGAGCGGCGCCGGCTGCGGCACGTTGCGCACCGGGCACCACACCTCACCGGGGCGCGTGCGGGCGATGCGCAGCGGCAGCGCCTTGCGCTCGACCAGCGGCCCGCCCTGCAACTGCACGTAGCTCGCCCAGTCGCCGGCATCGGCAGCGACCACGGCATCCGCCAGCGTGTCGGACATGCCGTCCTTCGGCCGCATGCGGCGCAGTTCGCGCCACACGCCGACAGGCGCCCCGCCGACCTGCTGAAACTGCCGGATGCCCCACGTCGCCGCCCATGCGTCGATACGCTGCGACCCCTCGACAGCGTCCTGCCCGTACAGATCGCGCTGGACCTGATAGCCGTCGATGTTCTTGCTGATGTATTTCGCTATGTAGCCGGCAGCGCTGCGCGCTTCGCTCATTTCCACCGACACGAACTTCACCCGGTTCCGGTAGGCGCCCGGTTCTCGTCTGTCATGCTTGAACAGGAAGTAAAGCCGCGCCGCCTTCCGTGCGAGCTCGACCGCTTCCGCCGGCATGAACAGCAGGACGTGCCAATGCGGGCACCCGTCGTGATGCGGCTCCGCCACGCGGAAGCCGTACCAGCGCACGCCGCGCCGCTGCATGAAAGAGCGCAACCGCGCCCATGACGCCGACAAGTGCCCTTGCGCATCCCTTGGCGACGCGCCTTGGAATCGCGGGTTTTCGGAGCCATCGACGGCGCGGCGCGCGTGAAATCGTGACGGGCATGTCAGCGTCCAGAACTCCGCGACGTGCCCGAGGCCGCGCGCTACCGCCTCGAATCCGGCAATGCGCGTCATCAGTTCGGCCCGGCGGATGCGCGGGCATGCGTTCGACCGCTCCGCCAGTTCTGCCAGCGTGAAGGCGTCGCCGTTCTGATTCTCTGCAGTCACGCCGGCCAGCGTCGCAGCGTTGCGGCGTCGCTGTTCCTGCCGGCGCTGAACGTTCACGTCGCTGACGTACTTTTCGGCCTTGGCATGCACATAGCCAAACCCGATGGCATGCCCTTCGATCTTGCGGCCGTGCTGCCGGCGTAGCTGCCGGCGCCACCACAGCGGGCACGTCATCCGAGCAACCGCGGCGCGTGAATCTTCAACGTCCGGAGGCCGGCAACCTCGCCCCCGGACGTAGCGCGCTGCGGCTTCACGGTATGAGTCCAGATCGTGCGACAACTCGCCCGCCGTGCGCATGCAGTCCAGCGCGAAGCGGTCAGCGGCGACACGGATATCCGCGTCACCGGCCGACAGCGGCAGCACCAGCGCGCCCAGCGAGTCCGACACCTGGCGAAGCCACGTATTCGCGGCGAACTCACTGACCTTCGCCCGCGTCCTGTTATAGGCCCGTTCCAACCGCTTGCGCCACTGCACCGGCACCCGGCCGGCGTGATGCTCGAACCATGCCGCGTCATAAGACGGCGTGCCCGGCCGAAGCCTGAAGCCGTTCGGGGCGATCAGTTGCACGCGGCGCGCTCCGCAAGCTGGACAAGCCAGTAAGCGAACTGCTCCGGCGTCGCTTCGCGCGCCTTTTTCGACGTTCCGCGCAACCGTCCGCCATGCCGGCGCCGACTCGACCCTATGACGTGCGTCGGGTATGAAAGATCGAGCGGCATGTCTGGCACGTCCTTCGGATCGACGCCGCACACGTACAACCACGTCGCCTTTTCCGCCTGATGGCCCCACCAGCGTTGATGAACCGGCAGCGTCCAGCCGCCGAACTCGTCACGGCCTTCACCTGGCCGCGGCAACCCTGCAGCCGCCCACAAGCTAGACGACGCGGGATGCTCCAGCACCCCGCCGCACCGCCGGACTTCACCGATCGCGAACAAGGCAAGCGCCTTTTCATCCGGCCGCGGCTTCGCGAATGCCCGCAGCCTCCCCCATGCGCGACACGGAGGATGCGCGACCACCGGCAGCGATCCGGCGTAGTTCCGTGCGTCTCGGTCGATGTCATAAACGTCCGCGCCCTGCATGGCCTTGTAGATCGAGTCCGACCGCGCGAACAGAACGGCGACCTTCACGCCGGCACCTTGAACGACAGCCCGCGCACGATGCCTACCAGTTCCAGCACTGCCGCCTGAATGTCGTCGTGCGCCCCCTCAGGCAGCTGCGCCCACGACAGCGACGCCAACGACTGATCGAGATACGCGACCCGCAGCACGACCATTCGGCGGTATTCCGGCATGCAGTCCCACACCGCACCGCGCCGCGCTTCGGCCGATGCCGCGGCGGCGCGCATGCGGGCGATGGTTTCCTGTGCGTAGGTGGCCGCGCTCATTCCGTCACCGCCCCGAAAGGCTTTTTCGCCTTCGGCCTTGGCGCTGTCGCGTTCGGATCGGTCAAGCAGTTGATGACGTAGCCGTCTGCCGTGATGACCATCGTTGCGTCGGGCTCATCCCAGCAGGGTTGCCATTCGTTCGCCACGGCGGCCGAGGTGCAGCCGGAGAGGATCAGCAGCACCAGCAGCAGGCCAGCCAGCACGATGGCGCCGTCGACCATGGCGGCGCGTGCTGCGCGGTCGAGGTGCGCGGCCTTCACAGCGGCATCACCGCTTGCCGCTTCTCGACCTCGCGGCGCATGGCTTCTGCCATCACCGCGTTGTATGCCTTGTCGCCGGCCTCGCGGATCTCGACCCACTCATGCGGCAGGATTTCCAGATTGCCGAGCACCTGGCCATCAACGGCCATTTCGGCGAGCACGCGTCCGCCGCGCTCATGGACGGCGGACAGGATGAGCGTGCAACCCTCGTACGACAGATTCAGTTCCATGGATTCCCCCTACAGGATTCCGGGTTTTGGGCTTCGACGGGATGCACCCGGCGGAGGCCCCGGAACGGTAGGAGGATCGTGCGAAGCGCCTTGTCCGTCCGGGTGCGCTCTAACCATAGTGCAGCGGCTGTTGACATGTCAACACACTCTGCACGTAGCGAGACTGTTGTCGATTCCCTACCCTATGGGAACGGTTACCGTAGGAGGGACACCATGAACACCACGATTTCGCTACTGGACAGGCTCAAGCGGGAAACCGCCCTGAAGTCCGATTACGCGATAGCCAAGGAACTGAACACCAGCCGGCAGGCGGTCAGCCACTACCGCACCGGCCGCAGCCAGATGGACACGGACGGCGTGTTTCACGTTGCCGAACTGCTGGGGATGTCTCACGCCGAGACGCTGGCGGCGCTGGCGAGCATCGAGGCCGAGCGCGCGAAGGACGAGCAGACCCGCGCGACCTGGCAGGCCCGGCTTAAGCGACTGGGTGGAATCGCCGCAACCGTGACCGTTGCAGCGCTGGGGATAGGGGCATCAGCACCGGCTGACGCGGCGCACCAGCCGGGTGCGGGTTGTGCGTTGCAATCTGCCACACCTTACTGTTTTCAGAAGCGCAGGCGCATGGACTGGCACGGCGCCGACCACCTTGCCGCCCTGATCCGCCTCATTTTTCAGCAGTTGAAAGCGCCGCAGCATTTCGCACCCGCAGCATGAGCCTGAAACGACAACGCCCCCGCGGCCATATCGGCACGCGGGGGCGTTGATTGATCGAGCATAGCAGCCGGCCGTGACGCCGGCCACGGCTACGGCTTGTTGATGACGAGATTCATGTACGACGTTGCCGACTGGACCGTCGCCCCGTTCTGAAACCACGCACGTACAAGCCTGTCGCTTGGCATGTAGCTGGAAAGCTGCACCGTTGATGCCGACGTGCTGCTCTGTGCAATGCCGTTGAAGCCACGCCCCAGCGCCGCCCGCGCCGGCTTACCGTTGCCCAGGCACTGAATCTGCATCGACTGACCGGCCGACGCCGTACCCATGAACAACAGCGAAACAGTTGCGTTCGCCCAGTCCTCGCCGAGATCGAAATACGGGCTTGTCGCAACCTCACTTGCCAGCATGCCGCCCAACTCGACAACGACGTTTTGCGACTGCGGAATCTGCTGAAGCCCTGACCGCCCCTTTGACAGCAGGAATTCGACCGTCACTTCGTACGGCTCTTCATTCCACAGGCGCACGCGGTCAAAGTCGACATCGGGTTCAAACCAGAGCCCGGCCACCATCTGTTCCGCCCGATCCGCGACGCGATAGTCCTTCAGGAACTCGACATTTACCGGACTGACGGCGCGCAGCAGCGTGAAGAACGAGGCCGGATGCTCGATTTCCAGCATGCCACCGGCCGCGATGGTTTCGCGGTATTTCTTCATCGTCATGATGTCACTTCCGTTTCTTGAAACGACCGTCCTTACGGCGCGGCGGCAGACGCTTGCCCATGGTCACTTTCCTTTCATCATCAGATCGTCGATACGACGGTGCGCGGATTCGCCGGTCTGCAGCGCGTGACGCAGATCGGCGCGGATGCCGCCATATACGGCCCCGGCGGACACCAGCGCGACCAGCACTTCACGCAGCAGCCCGAGCGCTTCCGCGTCCATCACTTGCCCGGCTTTTCAGGCAGGAACACGGCGAGCGCGCCAGCGATGGCGACGCCGGCACCGGCCAGCGATTGCACCTGATCGGCGGACATGCCGAACAGCGAACCCAGCGCGGCCAGACCCGCCCAGCTTGACGGCTCACGCAGACGTTGCAGGAACTTCACCAGACCACCCCCTTTCACCACGTACCGGAAGCGCCCCGGCTGGCGTTGCTTGTCGGCGACTGGAACATCCACGAGAGGAAGTCACCCGCCGGACAGTAGAACGATGCATCCCAACCCGACCCCGCGCGCTTGGCAGCGGCGCACTTGTCGGCGTCGGTGCGCGGAATGCCGATGGTGTCCGCGATCACGTAGACCGGCTGCGATGCCACGTCGGACAGAATCCCGCCGATCACCTGGCCCGGCGCTTCAGCCACGGCCATCGCGCCCTTGCGCACGAAATACACGGCCACCAGCACCGCAGCACCGATCGCCGCGATCTTGATCAACTCCGCCTGTGCCTCGCCGGACATCTTCATGATCAACCGCCGTAGAAGCCGCCGGGCGCGAAAAGCAGATCCATGTAATTGTCGGCGAGCGTGCCATCGGCAACCGGATTTACCTCACGCGAATACGCGCTGAAGGCGTTCAGCGTCGGGCCGAAGTAGCGCGCCGAGGCCGGCG